CCATAAATAATGTACGTCACTGTGAATATGTCGCAAATTTCACCAGTAGTGAAAAAATTTCACCACCCCCCAGTGAAAAAATTTCACTGAATAATATAGAAACTGATACTATAGAGGATAATACTCCTATAAATAGGAGTTCGGCCGAGGATGAAATTGCTTCTCATAGTTACAGTCCTCGTGAATTACGCGACGATTTTTTAGGAAGTGTTTCAAAATCACCTAAGAAAAAGAGGACAAGTTTGTATGAAAAATGTGTAGATGAGGTTTACTCGTATACCAAAAATCTCGCATTACAGGACGCTTTGATTAGATATTTATCCATAAGACTTGCTATCAAAGAAAAACCATTGTATGGACTTAATCAGTGGAGAGGATTACTTAATCGGTTAACTAATACTGAAGGAGATAAATTGCGTATAGTGGAGCAAAGTATTGAACAAGGCTGGTGTTCGTTTTATCCACCAAAGCAAACGCGACAAAACACGTTTTCCGAAGTGGGAGACGTTTCGTGTGAAGAAGCAGTCGATACGGCCGAAGAGCGTAAGGAGAGTTTGAAAAAGCGTGGCAGGAGGTCTGAATTTTAATGGATTTTAGAAACTGCTGGTATCAATCGGTGTGTCCGCATACGTGTTCTGATACTTGCATACGATACCTTGAAATGGTATCTCTTATGGAGAAAAGTAATATTCCTGAGAACCGTTGGTTTCCTGATGCACTTTCTCCAGATGATTGTGACTACGAGGCGTTTTGTGACCTCGCAGAGATTAAAGAAGATATACGCGGATTCGTTATGCGTGGTGAAAACTTGTATATATACAGTGACAAAACCGGTAACGGCAAAACGTCTTGGTCAATTAAGCTGATGTTAAAATATTTTGATAGTGTTTGGGCTGGTAATGGATTTAGGTGTCGTGGATTATTCGTACACGTTCCTACACTTTTAACCCGATTGAAGAATTTTAATACAACAGATGTAGCGTTGGAGTCGGTTAAAAGTGCGTTGCCGTCGGTTGACCTCGTTGTGTGGGATGATATTGCGAGTACCAATTTAAGTAATTATGACCACAGCCAGTTGCTGACTTTCATTGACCAACGCACACTTAATAGGAAAAGTAATATATACACCGGTAATTTGCGATTGAGCGGTATGGAGAAATCTCTCGGCGCTCGTATTGCGAGCCGTGTATGGAATGCGTCACGCAGAATAGAGTTGAAAGGTGGCGATAAACGGTGAGTATAAAGGACGATTATTATATAAAAGAAATTGATGGTTTAACCGCAAATAAAATTGTTAAAAAGTGCCATTATGCTCATAGACAATGTAGTGCAGTACGAAGTTTTGGGTTATACTCTTATAATCCAAATAAGATAGTTGGTGTAGTTATATATGGTAATAGTGCGTCACCATCGGTTGATAAGAGTATTTGTGGAGAACAGGAAATGCACAATGTTTATGAACTTAATAGATTGTATGTAGATGATGGATTTCCTAAAAATCTTGAAAGTTATCTTGTTGGCAATACCTTGAAACTGCTGGATAGAGAAATTATTATCTCGTATTCGGATACTGGGTATAATCATATTGGAGTTATTTACCAAGCGACTAATTTCATATATACAGGATTAGTTGGTGGTGGTAATAGTGATTTTGAAGAAATTGACGAGAATGGAAATCGTTTACATAATAGGTATTTATATAGTAAGTATGGTAATGCTGACAATATACGAAAAGCCCAATCTATGGGTAAAAATATTTATACTGTAGAGCGGTCTAAAAAGCATAGATACATTTATTTTAATGCTCACGGTAAGCGTAAAAAGGAGTTATTGTCAAAGTTGTTATTACCTGTTATGAGTTATCCTAAGCAATCTACAAGTGTACCAATTACGAGTGATGTGAATATTTTTGATGGCGAGAGGAGGTTGTTTTAGTGGTAGCGTTACAGATTATATCAAAAATACTCTCAACCTCAAGTAATGCGATAATAGAGGATAATCTATTATCAGAGGAATATTTTGTAGGGTATGAAAAAGAGTATCAGTTTATCCAAGAACATCTTAAAGAATACGGCAATGTTCCTGATAAAGCAACTTTTTTGGCACAATTTCCTGATGTGGAACTTGTCGAAGTCGCGGAGTCGGATCGGTATCTCGTAGACACAATACGCGAGGAGTATCTATACTATAAATCGGTGCCCGTAATTCAGAAAGCCGCCGAGTTATTAAAAACGGATAGCAATGCCGCATCCGAGTATTTGATAAATGCTATGAAGGAATTACAGCCTTCATACAGACTTGGTGGTATTGACATAATCGCAGACGCGGAACAACGCTTTGACAGATTTGTGGATAGAAAAGAACACCAGGAACAATGGTTCTTTACCTGTGGATTTCCTGAACTTGATGACTTGATACACGGCATTCAGCGTAAGGATGAGTTCTTCGTTATTTTTGCCCGCACTAATCAAGGTAAGTCGTGGGTGTTGGAGAAGATGTGTACGCACGTGTGGCAAACAGGATTCAATGTCGGCTATGTTTCGCCAGAAATGTCCGCAGATAGTATAGGTTATAGGTTTGATACTTTACATAGCCATTATTCAAACACAGGACTTATGTGGGGCAAAGATGAGATAGACGAGGCTGAATATCACGAATATATCCACGAGATACAAAGCCGCGAGAATAAGTTTATAGTTGCCACACCACTTGATTTTGATAAGAAGATTACCGTAACTAAATTACGAAATTGGATAAAGCAATACAAACTTGACCTTATCGCTATTGACGGCATAACATATATGACTGATGAACGGTACAGACGAGGCGATAATAAGACGACCAGCTTGACAAACATTAGCGAAGACCTTATGGAACTATCTATGGAAATGGAAGTGCCTGTGCTTGTAGTAGTTCAAGCGAACCGGTCTGGTGTAGTAGAGAAAGGAACATCAGAAACTCCTGAATTGGAAAGTATTCGAGATAGCGATGGCATAGCACATAATGCCAGTAAAATACTTTCAATACATCAAAAAGAACACGGTGTATTGAATATGACCGTAAAGAAGCAAAGAATGGGCGCTGTAGGTGGTAAGTTGACCTATAATTGGAATATAAACACCGGAGAATTTCAGTTTATTCCTTCGTATGATGACGCTGAGGATGAGGAGGTTACAAATAAAAAAGTAGATGAAGTTAAAAAACAATATGCCGACAAATCAGATGTATTTTGAACCGCTAATATCGTTTGCTCAATGGATGTTTGACCGTATGACCGAACAACATATGACAGTAGCCGAGTTGTCGAGAATTTCAGGACTGTCCGAGAGTTCGATTGCTGGATATCTGCGTGATGAACACGAACCGTCATTGTTTGCGGTTTGTTGTATTTGTCACGCCTTAGGATTCAGCGTGGGTGTAACGCCTATGGAGATTAAAAATGATTCTGAATGACACGCCGATAAACGCTTCGTTGTCCGATATTCTTTACGAATTGCGTAATCAGCTTGTGGCTAATAAGGTGAATTTGTTAAAGGACATAAAAGATACACCTGATAATATAATGGTGACTTGTCCTTATCATAAGAATGGACAAGAGCGAAGACCTTCTGCTGGTATACAAAAAGAAACTGGTATGTTTCATTGTTTTACCTGCGGTGAAGTTCATACACTGCAAGAGGTTATCTCGCATTGTTTAGGCCGCGATGATGATATTGTAGGTGTTGTGGGATGGAATTGGATCCTAAAAAATTTTTTAACAATAAATGTGGAGGAAAGGAAAGATGTTCGTATTGATTATTCTCGTGATCCTGTGCGCTCTGTTAAGTCCCCGGTAAGTGAGGCCGAACTTGATACGTACCGTGTCTATCATCCGTATATGTGGAAACGCAAAATGACGCCCGAAGTTGTAGAGATATTCGACATCGGCTATGATAAGAAAACGCAATCAATCACGTTTCCGGTGCGGGACCTTAGCGGAGATTGTCTGTTCGTGGCTCGTCGTAGCGTGAACACAAAGTTTTTCAATTATCCAGCCGGTGTTGAAAAGCCTGTTTACGGACTATATGAGTTGTCACAATTACCAGAATATCCAAAAGAGGTTATAATCTGTGAATCAATGATAGACGCGATAACGTGTTGGGTGTACGGAAAATTTGCGGTGGCGTTAAACGGTCTCGGTAACGAATTACAGTTTAAGCAGTTGCGAAGTATGCCGTGTAGAAAGTTTATATTAGCCACTGACAATGACGAAGCAGGAAAAGCCGCCCGTGCGCGCTTGCGTAAATACATAAAGAATAAATTGATTACCGAGTATGTGTTTCCTGCTGGCCGTAAAGACATAAACGACCTGTCAAAAGAAGAATTTAATTCCCTTGAAGAAATTTTTTGATAGCCACTTGCAAGAGGATTTAATATGTAGTATAATATATGTGTACTTAAAGAGTACACACAAAAACACTCAAAAATAAAACCTTAAGGAGGACAAAACAATGAGTGAATCAATCGGCGTACTTGGACAGAGGTATGAAAATCGGAGAACGAAGAAGTCCGGAGTTCTCTTGTCAAGAGACGAGGATAAGAAGATCCTTCAGTTTCTTGATGATGAGACCGGCGAACCGTTTTCTGTCAGTGAATCTTCTTTTAGAAGTAACTGGCGAAAAGCAGTTGAAGCAGAGGTCGTTGAGCCCGAGGCAAATGATGTGAACGAGGAGTCGGAGAACAACGTGACAGAGTTTGCAACCGAAAAGGATGCAATTCAGAATTTTATCGACGTGGTTTCCGGTCAGCGTAATATTCACTTTGACCATAATCCGTTTAAGTCGGATATTACGGAAATGACTATTGACGGCATTACCGCTCTTATGATGTGTAAGGACGATGGCGGTATTCGCGTGAAAATGCTGCCCGACCTGTATATCTATTCGGGTATAAAGAATCACGTTGTCGCTGGTACACTGCACTTTGAGGACGGCGCACATCTGGCGGTCTCGTTTGTCGCAGACTTCGAGACGATGGGTGATGTGTTGCAGTCTGTTAAAGAGGCTGTAATAGACATCAATCTGTACGGATATACCACGGAGTAAAATAAAAAAACCACAAAACTACAAAGCGGAGGTACAATAACGTGGGAAGATTTAATGCAAATGAAGCTGAAAACTACGGTGGAAACGGAGGAAGTTCGTTCTTTTCGTTAAAGAATGACGGAGATGTTGCTCGTGTGCGGTTTATGTACCGCGGAATGAACGATGTTATGGGTTATGCAGTTCACGAAGTTACCGTGGATGATAAGAAGAGGTATGTTAATTGTCTGCGTGACTATAACGAGCCGAAGAGCAAGTGTCCGTT